GTAATGATGAAGTATTTTTTGAGTCGGACACTAACGTGACAACAAATTATACGATAACATCAGGAAAAAATGCACACACAGTTAGCCCTATTATAAATAGTGGTGTTACTGTGACCGTGCCATCTGGCAGTTTACTTGTTATTCTTTAATTATGGCACTAAACATTAACGGTACTACTGGTATTTCTGGGGTTGATGGATCAGTTTCGGCTCCAGTTTTAACTGGGACTGATTCAAATTGTGGTATCAGCTTCCCTTCTGCTGATACTATCAAGTTTTCAACTGGTGGTGTTGAAAGAATGTCGATAACGAATAGCGGTATAAGTGGAATAACTGCTGGTATAACAATGGCAGATCAATGGAGAGTTACAAGTCCCTATACAAATTCTGGTACAAACGATATAACTGCAAATTGGGAACGAGTAGATAGCACAGCTTTTGGTCAACTTGGTACAGGAATGTCAGAATCTAGTGGTGTATTTACATTTCCTTCAACGGGAATTTATTTCGTCAACTTTTTTACCACACATAGACAAGAAAATGGTACTTCAATGTATAACGGTATTCAATTTCAAGTAACAACAGATAACAGCAGTTATTCATCGATTGCTGCTGCTTACGATAGTGTTGCTCAAACTGCTTATTTTGCTAATACAACACTTTCACATATTTTAGATATAACTAATACATCTACACACAAGATAAAATTTGCTCATGTGGCTGCAACATCAAGCAAAATTGACGGTGATACAAACACAACTCAGACAGGTGCTACTTTTATTAGATTAGGAGATACATAATGAGATTAGACGGAAGAGCAGATCACATAGAAGATTATCTTGTAACTGTTCGTACAGGACAATGGTTTGGGTGGAGTGATTCAAGCAATAAAATTTATGCAAATTTGATAGTGCATGATGGTGGTACTAAACCTACTGAAGCTGATTGTACAAATGGACTTGCTGCACTACAAGCTGCATGGGATTTAGAAAATGATAGTTATAAATCTCAACGTAGAGCAGAGTATCCAAGTATTGAAGATCAGCTTGATACGATTTATCATAGTGGTGTAGCTGGTTGGAAAACTGCCATTAAAACTATCAAGGACAAATATCCTAAACCATGACAGCAAAGATTAAACTAAACGCAGCATCAGGTGGTGGGTCTATAAGTATCCAAGCACCCTCGTCATCTAGCAACAACAGAGTTATATCTTTACCTGATATTGCCGATGGAACGCTTGTTACAAGTGAAAGCACACTTGACGCAACAAAACTTTCTGGAGCGTTACCAGCTATAAGCGGAGCAAACTTAACAGGCTTAACTGCTGGATTATCAATGGTTGATGTCTGGGACTTAAATGGTGTTATTGGTATGGGAAATGACACAGAAACAACCATCACAACAAAATGGACTAGAGCTAATGACTATAACAGCACAGGAATTTTTACATTTCCATCAACAGGCATTTATAGTGTTTTATTTCATTTAACTCTTTACAATAATCACAATAGTGTGGGTAGATATGCTTTTGCAAGAATTTATGGAACTACAAATAATAGTTCTTATGCTATAAGATCAGTAGCTGGTGATAACTCAGTCCAAAATAGCGGTTTTGTATATCAAAGTCTGAGAGCCCAGTATATTTTTGATGTGACTAGCACTTCAACACATAAGCTTTATTTTACTGCGACACATGACCAGCCAGTCACAATTAATGGTGATGCAAGTGCTGATAGTATGTTACATACTTATGTAATGTTCATGAGATTAGGAGATACATAATGAATCATACAAAATACAGTGCTTTAGTTTCTTTAAAACCTACAAGTAAATGGAGTTGGGTAGATCTTGATTATGCAGATTTAAATTGGATTAGTTCTGACACAAAACCAACTGAATCCGAGATTGATACAGAGTTGGCAAAATTGATAAGTGCAGAGCCCATGAAATTGTTAAGAGTAGAAAGAGATAAATTATTAGCTGCCTGTGATTGGAGGGCTAGTAGTGACTTAACTTTATCAACAGCTTGGAAAACATATCGTCAAAGTTTGCGTGATTTACCAGCTAGTGCATCGCCTAAACTAGATGCAGATGGTAATTTAGATATGTCATCTGTCACTTTCCCTACAGAACCTAGTTAATTATGTCAGAAATCAAGGTAAATTCGATAAAAGGTGTAGGAGCTAGTGCTGCTGCTATTACTGTCAACAATACTGATGGAACGGCAACTGCTAATTTAACAAACAGACAGGGTAAAAATTTAGTGATCAACGGAGCAATGAACGTGGCACAACGTGGCACATCATCTACAACACAAAATGCCTATACAACTGTTGATAGATGGAAAATTCTTAGTGGTGGATTAGATGAAGGTGTAACTACTGCTCAATCTGATATTACAAGTGGACTTGCTTACAATGATGGATTTAGAAAAGCATATAAAGTTCAAAATGGTAATCAAACAAGTGGTGCAGGATCAAGTGATTATTTAGTACCTATTTATAAATTTGAATCACAAGATTTAGCTAATAGTGGGTGGGATTATGTTTCATCATCTAGTTTTATAACAATTTCTTTTTATGTAAAATCTAGTGTTGCACAAACTTTTCAAGTGCAACTTTATAATGGTGAGCCTTCACCAGCAAGACAGTATGTTTTTGAATATTCAGCAACAACTTCATGGACAAGAATTACACATACTGTTCCTGGAGGTTCAGGTTTACAAATTGATAATGATAATGGTGGTGATCTTGATCTTTATTTTAATTTATTTCATGGTACAGATGCTACAGACAACAGTTATGTGAATAATCAATGGAATGATTATGGAGGTGGAAATCCACAATATAAAGACAATACCTCTACTTGGTACACAACAAATGATGCAACATGGGAGATTACAGGATTACAGGTTGAAGTAGGCAGCGTGGCAACAGATTTTGAGCATTTAAGTTATCCAGATGATTTAAGAAGGTGTCAAAGATATTATTATAAATTGTTACCTACAAACGGTGCGTATTTTGGTGCTGGAGCTTGGTATAATTCAAACACTTTTATGCTCCATGTTGATTTTCCCGTTTTTATGAGAACAAATGTAACTTCGGTTGAGACAACTGGAACGGCTTCTCATTATAGAATCATTACAAACGCAACAACAGTTACTTGTTCTGCTGCTCCATCTGCTCTTGGAGATCCGAATACTACTTCATTAGCCGTTAATTTTCCTACAAGTGGTGCTGGAACACAAGGTCAAGGTGGTTTAAGCAGATCAGGAAATGCGGCTGCTTTCTTAGCTTTCTCAGCAGAATTATGAAGTACAAAAAACTAATTAATCCAATTACTGATGGATCACCAATTTATGCACGAATTGATGATGATGGCTTAATTCGTGTGACTTGTTTTGAGCAAAATCCAGAGTTCCAAGAGTGGTTAGCATTGGGAAATACACCAGACCCTGCTGATTAATTAACCTTTTCTTGCATCTGTCTAGTCATTATCCCACCTATTAGATATAGTGGAGCCAAGCCTATGATTAAAAATAGCACCATTAAAGACATTGGAGCTAGGGCTTTAATAAACGCTTCTTTCCACATATGTTTCAAAAAATAGCAAATTGTTTGAGTATCATCTCATTTCTAATGGTAGCTTCCATGACTGCCACAGGCGTAATAGGTTACAAGTATGTAACTTCAGAACAGTTTAAATCAAGAGTAATGAATGAAATTCTTGGAAATATACAAGGCTCTATGCCTAAAGTTTTAGATAACGTAATGCCTGATGTTACAGGACAATCCATACCTTTACCTAAAAAATGAATTGTTGGCATTGTAAAACTGAACTTATTTGGGGTGGAGATGCAGATATTGAAGAAGATTTCCAACCTGTACTATACCAAGAGTACTCAATGGTTACGAATCTTAGTTGTCCCAAATGCGACTCGTATGTAGAAGTCTACAGAAGAAGAGATGCCTACGATTGAAATACCTCGTTTTCAG